GCAGATCGTCCAGAAGTGTCTCAACGACCTGAGCACGCTGGAGAAGCACACAGCTGCCAACGCCCGAGCGATCAAGGCCGTCATCGACGCACTGATCGACGCGGGCATCGTGGAGGACTTTCGGCCCGAGGCTGAGACCGAGTCCGACATCCCCGAGTCCGACCGGCCCGAGTAGTGCTGGCCGCTGCGTTCGGCGTCATCGGCGTGCTCGTAACGCTGGCCTGGCTGGAGTTCCTGGCCTGGCGTGAGCGCCGAGCGCAGCGCCGCCGTGACTGCGAGAACCGGGGCCATCAGTTCGAGACCCCGCAGCTGCACAACTTCGCCATCAACCCCGACTACACGGGGTACACCCGCCGCTGCCGCCACTGTGGTGTGCAGCAGCACGAGAAACGAGAGGGAGGCTGGAAGTGACCATACTCCGCTTTGACGGCGGCGCCCGGCCGACCAACCCCGGCCCGGCCGCCTGCGCCTGGACGCTCGACATGCCCGGCTTCCACCGAGAGGGCTCGCGTCGCCTGGGTCGCATGACGAACAACGAGGCCGAGTACATGGGCCTCATCAACGGGCTCCAGGAGGCCATGCTCTCCGGCCTGCACGACATCGAGGTGCGCTCCGACTCCAAGCTGGTCATCAACCAGATGACTGACCTGTGGAAGGTGCGCTCCAACCGGCTCTCCGAGTTCAGGGCCCTCGCCCTCCAGCACGTTCGGTGGATGCGACAGCACGGCGGTGACATCATCTTCGTGTGGGTGCCCCGCGAGGAAAACAGTGAATGTGACGCTGCCTGCACGGCGCTGCTCACATGAGCTACCGCACTGACGTCGAGGACATGGCCTCTCACCTGGCCGCACACGACGCCGCCCTCAAGCGCATGTATTGGAACTCGAAGGCCGAGCCTTCCTGCCCATCGTGTCGCAAGTACGAGAGCTTCTGCACCTGCTCCACGATGGTGCTCGACTGGGGCGGGCGGCAGTTGAAGGACGCACCGTGGAACTTCGACCTCTACCCCTGCGGGTGCGACCCGTACAACGGCGAGGACGAGGGACGCTACGAGTGCGTCGAATGCCACCCGCTGCGTGTCTACCTAGGGCTACGCGACCGCAAGGCCGCCAAGCTCAAGGGACGCCCGTCCACGCTGTTCCTGGAGCACCAGGAGTACATCGACTCCTCCCGGTTCTCCCTGCTCGGGCCGATGGGTATGATGTCACGGATACTCAAGACGATCTACGCGCCCGCGATCAAGGAGCAGCTGAACCAGTCCCTCATCCTGAGCACCGACCTGGCCCACCCGACCACTTTCACGGTGGCGCGGTGAACATCCAGACCATCCCGCGCAAGGACAAGGTGGTAAAGGCCGCCTTCATCCCGAAGCTGGATGGCTTCCTGTTGGCGGACTACCCTAACATCGAGTTGAAGCTCCTGGCCTTCTACCTCCAGATGATCGGCGACCCCACGATGGCGGAACTGTTCCGTCAGGGCGCCGACCTCCACACGGCCACCGCCTGCGGTGTGCTCGGGCTCACCTTGGACTGGGTCAAGTACCCGGACTACGGGATCAGCGACGAGTCGCGGCAGGTGGGCAAGGTGCTGAACTTCTCCATCGTCTATGGCGGCGGGATGCCGACCATCATGGAGCAGCTGCACATTGGGCCGAAGGAAGCCCTGGAGATCCTCACCAACTACCACGCCACCTGGCCCAAGATGGGCTGGGCGACGAAGCGTAAGCCCGCAGCTGAGGGAACGCTCCTCTGGGCCATCGACTCCCAGATCAAGGAGCGGGCGCTCACCGCCCCTGACCACCGGGGCTACATCACGACGCTGTATGGGCGGCACCTGCACCCGAAGGCCATGCACGCCGCGCTCAACAACCTCTGTCAGGGGTGCGCGGCCGACCTAATGAAATGGGCGATGATCCGCGTCCACCAGGGCCTCAAGGAGGGCGGGTTCGAGTCGCATATCGTGAACATGGTGCATGACGAGTTGAAGCTCGACGTGCGCCGGGACGAGGTTCCGGCTCTCAACATCCTGCTGCCCCAGTGGATGACCGACCCGCGCATCGAGGCGGTCGTCCCGATCCTGCCCGAGTGCGAGATCAGCTGGACTACCTGGGCAGACAAAGTCAAGTACAAGGAGGCAGCATGACCTATGACGTCAACCTGGACGGACACCACGACCCCGGTACACAGGAGAACGTGGATGAGATGAACGCACCGCCTGATTGTCGGTGGCTTGACAGCGAGCGGGAGCAGCCTTCCATCCTCATGGAGGCCGAGGGCCTGGTCAACGGTGCCCGCCGTGCCGAGTACGGCCCGGCTGAGAAGGGGTTCGAGGAGTACGCCGTCGGCTGGGGTGTCATCATCGGTGCGCCGGTGTCGGCCGAGCAGGTCGCCCTGTGCATGGGCTGGCTGAAAATCTGCCGCGAGTGCCAGGGCCACAAACGTGACAGCCTGGTGGACGCGGCCGGGTACATGCACCTGGCGCACCTCTGCGCCGAGGCCGCTGCATCGTGACTCAAGTGGATAATCCTCCTTACTTGAACCTCGATGCCTGGATGCAGACCTATTCGGGGCGGCAGTTCTTTCCGTTCGCCCCGGTGCTCCAGGACATCCACATCGTGGACATCGCCCATCACCTGTCGTTGCAGACGAGGTACAACGGCGCTTGCACCGCGTTCTACTCCGTGGCGCAGCACTCCGTCTTGGTGTCCCAGGTGTGCAAGCCTGAGGACGCCCTGTGGGGCCTGCTACACGACGGCTCCGAGTTCATCTTCGGTGACATGCCCCGCCCGATCAAGCACTCCGGCCTGCTGGAGGAGTACCGATGCTACGAGAAGGCGCTACAGGCGCTCATCTGCAAGCGGTACAACCTCGACCCGCAGGAGCCTGAGTCCGTCAAGTGGGCGGACGGCGCGTTGCTGTCCACCGAGAAGCGTGACCTCATGCGAGGCGGCATGCTGGGACAGCCGGACAAGAACTGGCTGCACGGTGCTCTCCAGGTCTCGGCCCTGAGCCCCAAGATCATCCCGTGGGACTCGCGGGACGCCGAGTACGAGTTCATGGCTCGGTACAAGGAGTTGACGACCAAGGCGGCCCCGTTTACGGGCACGCCATACACCGAAGATCCCGAAGATGCGGAGGATGGAGGTTGGTAGCATGTCTGTGATCGCGCTCGACCTCGACGGCACCATCGCTCGGCCCAAGTGGCCTGGCATCGGCGAGCCCTACCCGCACGCGGTCGCTGGCATCAAGGCCTTGCAGGCCGAGGGTCACTCCGTCTACATCTACACCACCCGCTGCTGGGGTGAGGGCACCGACGCCTTCCTCCAGCGCAACCGGATCCACTCCTGGCTGGACGAGGTTGGCCTGGGTGGGCTTCGGGTTGTGGCGAAATCGCCATACGACATCATCGTGGACGACCGGGCCCTTCGGCACCCGCCGAGGGAGCACGCCTGGAACCACACCCCCGCCCGCATCCTCGCCCAGTTAGGCAAGCTGTGAGGCCGGACGCCGTCGCCGCATGGTTCCTCGACCAACGAGGGATCGAGCGGGAGACACTCAAGGCCTTCGGCGTCAAGCTCGACCTGGAGCGGGGTAACGTGCTGTTCCCCTACCCCAACGGTATGAAGGAGCGGCCCGACCCGACAGTGCCCCTGCGCGAGGGACAGCGCCGGTTCTACTTCACGAAGGGCGTGCGGCCCGACTTGTTCGTCTGCCCGGCCGACGACTACGTTGACCAGGACGGCAACTTCGACGGCCCGTGCTTCTTAGTGGAGGGCGAGACCGACTGCATGAAGCTCTGGCAGGAGATGGGCGGTAACGTCGCTGTGTTCGGTATCGGCGGCACCGGCACCTGGCGGACTGAGTTGGCCAAGTGGCCGAACCAGTTCCCGAAGGTGTTCGTCATCCTCGACAACGACCAGACGGGCGACGACTACGCCCGCGGCGCCCCGGCCGAGCAGGCCGTCGAGAAGCTGTGGCGGTCGATCCGTCACGACATCCCGAAGGCCAAGCGCATCCGCCTGCCCCACCACGTCAAGGACGTGTGCGAGTTCTTCGAGCACTACGACGTGGACACGCTCCGGCAGCTGAGTGCCAAGACCGGCCTGAGCCGCTACAAGCCCCTCGACCTCAGCCTCCCGCCACCGCCGGTGGAGTGGGTGCTGGAGGACTGGGTGGCCCGCGGTGACGTCACGTTCCTGGCAGGCAAGGGAGCCCTGGGAAAGTCCTGGCTCACGATGGCGCTGGCTAAGGCGCTGCTCGCGGGAGACCAGGAGTGCCTCGACCTGACCGTACACAACCACGGCCGGGTGCTGTACTTTGACGAGGAGAACCCCATCGACGTGGTGTACTCCCGCCTCTTGCGGCTCGGGCTCGACCCGGTCAACGTGGGTGGGAACCTGCGCTACATCTGGAGCCAGGGTGTAAAGCTCGACCGGGAGGTGGAACGGCTCATTGACGAGGCCGAGGACTACAAGCCTTCGCTCATCGTCTTCGACTCCTTCACCCGCCTACACAGCAAGGACGAGAACAGCAACTCAGAGATGGCGCACCTCATCAACGAGTCCCTCAAGCCGCTGGCACGAGAGACCAACGCGGCCGTCATCTGCATCCACCACCACGACAAGCAGGGCAATGGTGCCCGCGGCGCGGCCGACATCTTCAACGCGGCCGACGCGGTGATCGACGTCTTCCATGGTGGCCCGGCCATGCCGGACTCATCGTTTGTGCTCCACGCCAGCAAGACCCGGCGCCGGGGCAAGAGCGGCGACATCCATGTGGCCATCGAGGATCAGTCCAACGGGAGCGTGAAGCTCGTGGTGGATCCGCCCCTCGACCTGTCCAAGCTCGACTTCTAGGAGGGTTCCATGCGCGTCAAGCGTTGCCTCGACTGCGACATCGACTACCCTCTGTTCGTGGTCTACTGCACCGTCAACGGCTGCAACAAGGCCACCATCCTGATCGACAAGGAAACGGAGGATCCGATCACCATGCAGTCCGAAGTGCCCCTCGTTGCTGAGGAGCGGATCGTTGAGTACAACAAGCAGTTCTGGATCGCCGACTCCGCGCTCGACAGCGTTGGGTACACCGGGCTTCGCATGGTGGGTACCATCATCAGCGTGCGCGGCAAGGGCGACCTGATCTACTTCGAGCTTGGCGGCCGTGCTGTCATGCCTCAGATCAGCCTACGTGGCTGGTGGATCACGCGTATGCCCACACCAACCGAGATGTTCGCCGACCTGCCCGTGACCAAAGACACGGACGAAGATGGCAGCCCGCTCGTGCGGATGGATGGCCAAGAAACGTGAGACCCGGACGGCGCAACACCGCCGTCTGCTCAACGAGTATCGACCGATCTACCCAGCCCTCCTCAAGTATCAGGGCGGCGGCTGTGCCACTTGCGGCAGGCCCCCCAGTGAGACTCGACGGCTGGATCTCGACCACGACCACAAGATGATGGTCGTCCGAGGGTTGCTCTGTGTCCGGTGCAACCGTGCGCTGCCCGACTGGCTGACGTCAGACCTGCTCCGCACGATGGCTGACTACCTGGACAATCCTCCGCTGCCTGCCATGGTGGCGCACAAGAGCAAGCCCACTTACTTGAACCACGATGGAGGTACAGCATGAGCGATGACCAGAAGGTCTACGTTGTCTTCACCGGGATCGTGCAGGCGTTCGTCAAGGACGGCGTCAAGCAGCCCGCGGTGACGATGAACACCACCCAGAACAACCAGGTCGTCTACAACATGACGATCCAGACTCCCAAGCAGAGCTACCTCGACCTGAGCTTCTGGGGTGCCGACTTCGGCGACGCACCGGCCGGGATCACCGAGGGCACCTTCCTGGCGGGCAAGGGCTCGTACTCCGAGCGCACCACCGACCAGGGCAAGGTGTTCAAGAAGGTCTCCGTCTTCATGTGCCACGGCGGCAAGCCGATGGTGAAGCTCGCTCGCGAGGGCGTCAACGAGCAGGCTCCGGCTTCGGCTTCGGCCGCCGCACCCGCGGGCACCGTTGCCCAGCCGACCGCGGAGCAGATCGCCGCATTCGTCGCCGCGCAGGCCGCAGCCACCGCTGCCGCCACTCCTGCCGCTGCCGCCTCCGCCGCAGCGCCCGCAGCCGAGTACGACTTCTAAGGCGGCTTGTCCACCTGGAAGTTCCTGCGCCTCCTCAAGCTCATCTACGCCGCCAGCCGGTTGGATGAGTGCGAGGAGGCCGTGCAGGAGGGCGCCCTTCGGGAGATCGCCAGCAGTCCCTCACCCCATCAAGGAGACGCAGCATGAAGCAGAAAGACCTTGTCGAAGTCCAGGTAGCGGCCACGGTCAAGACCGTCCGCAGCCTCATCCGGATGAAGTACAGCCTGCTCGCCGACCAGGAGATCAACGAGACTATCCCGGACATCGAGGAGGCCGCCATGGCCGCCGCCGTCGAAGGCAAGCCGTTCGCTCCGGACTACGCCGCCATCTTCAAGGGGCTCTAAGTGGATGTCGCCTTCAAGGGCGAGCCGCTCAAGATCCTCGACTTCGACATCGAGTGCCGCCCGCTCTCGTGGTACGGCGGCGACTGGGTGACGAAGGAGGTCACGGCCATCGCCTGGGCCTGGGTCAACGACTCCAAGCCCAAGGTCACGTCGATCATCCTCGGCGACCCGTTCCTTGTAGAGGACATGGGCGAGGGTCTAGGCGTGTACCGTCACACGACAGTCCGCGACATCCTGGAGGCCTTCGTACCTGTGTACGACGAGGCCGACATGGTCACCGGCCACTTCATCCGTGGCTTCGACCTGCCCGTGCTCAACGGAGCGCTGTTCGAGTTGGAGATGCCCCTCCTGAGCAGCAAGCTCTCGCACGACACGAAGGGTGATCTCAAGAAGTTCTCCGGACTGAGCAAGTCGCAGGAGAACCTCGGAGCCACGCTGGGCCTCGACCACCCCAAGGTGTCGATGAACCAGGACAAGTGGCGCCGGGTCAACCGCGGCGAGGCGGACGCCATCCGCGAGGTGAAGGAGCGCGTCGAAGGTGACGTCCTCCAGCACATCGAGATGCGCCGTGCCCTGCTCGACCGAGGGATGCTCGGCTACCCCCGCGTGTGGAACTCAACTCCCACTCGCTCGCCCAAGTACGTCCCCTGAGGAGGCCCGCATGATCGAGAACAACAACGTCGCCGCGGCTGTGCTCATCGAGCCCGCCGTCGAGGCCAAGTCCACCATCATCCTGCTGCTCACGCCCGAGGCCGCAGACGCCATCCGAAACTCGCTCCAGCTGGGCCACGTCAACAACGGCGGGTACACCTGGATCGAGAACCGGGATCTCGCCGACCTGGACGACACCCTGGCCGAGGCGCTGGCCGAGTGCGTCTGAACACCGACAACGCAGACACCATGCCCGTCACGGACGCCGTGTACGGGAAGCCGCCCAAGCGCAAGGAGTCGCCAGAACGCGAGCGTCCGGCCGAGCGGCCCCTGTACCGGATCCTGCCGCGGGATACCGTGGACACACTAAACGGTATGGTGAAAACCAACCGGAGGAGGAAGCCATGAGGTACTACGACAACCGGCCGCCCTTCACCGGGTGGGGCAAGATCCAGCGGTTCGGCAACATGACGATCACCGAGAAGATCGACGGCACGAACGCGGCCGTGGTCTGCACCGAGGAGGGCTACGTCTATGCCCAGTCGCGCAAGCGGTACGTGGAGCGCGGCGACGACAACTTCGGCTTCGGTGCCTGGGTCGGCGACCACAAGGAGCAGCTGTTCGAGGAGCTTGGCCCCGGCGTCCACTTCGGTGAGTGGTGGGGTCACGGCATCCAGCGCGGGTACGGCATCGGGGAGCGTCGCTTCTCACTGTTCAACACCGGCCGGTGGACATCCGTCTACAACGACATCGTCACCAAGGAGCAGTACACCCCGTGGGATGCCATCGACTCGCTGGTCGGCGAGGACGGCTACACGTTCGAGGCCCTGCACCGATGCGTTGAAAGCGACATCTGCTACGTGGTGCCGGTGCTCCAGCAGTACGCCCTCGACACCTCGCTGATCCGCATAATGCACGCTCGCCTCAAGCGCATGGGCTCGGTGGCCGCCCCGGAGTTCCCCAACCCCGAGGGCATCGTTGTGTACCACCAAGGCCAGCTGCTCAAGATGAACGACGCCAAGGAGGAGGGATGAAGACCACCCATACGATCACTCGCGCAGGATGGAACCAGCTGTCGAAAGCGCTCAGGGCCGAGATCCTTGACGACCCTGACTGGCACCTCAACGTCGATGGCACTTGGAGATACGCCGAGGGCAGCGGAAAGATGGCGCGTGATCTCTCGGCCGACCTATCCCCGCTCACCCGGCGTCGGCGATTCAAGTTCATCGCCTGGCTGCACGGCGACCGCAAGGCTCCGAGGCTGTAGTGCCCTGGGTCACGGATGAGCAGCAGGGTACCCACTACGTGCGCCGCAACAGGAAGGAGAGCGATGCCAACACCCGCACCATCATCATCGAGCCCAACCCGCCGAAGGCCGAGGAGGGGCAGCCGCCCGCTCTGGAGCTTCCGGGAGCGCTTCCAGGAGGCCAGGAAGATCATGCCAGCAGCGACGGCGGATCCCCTGCCAGCCCCGGAGGAGACCGGCTGGATCGAGGTCTGGGGGCCGGGCCACAGCCGGAAGCAAGTGAGGGACGCCGTGAGGAGCTTGCAGCTTCGGAACGACGGCAGCCCGAAGGAGACACACCCCGACGCCGGGTAGCCGGTGACGGACTAGGCCGCCTCCTCCCTGGAGAGCGGTACACCCGTGAGTCCTGAGTCAGCAGCCATGGTAGCCTACCATGAAGCCAAGTCGGTAGGGCACCACAACATCACCGCTGTTCAGATCGCCATTCGGAAGGCGATACAACTAACCAAGGAGACCCGCAATGAGCACTGACACCACCACCCAGGTCGGGGACATCGTCCGCGTCCGCATCGGCTTCGGCCGCCCGCCGCTCGCCGTCGTGAGCAAGCTGTACGCCAACGGCAAGCACGTCCAGGTCAAGTTCCGCTCGGCCCGCATGATCGAGGCCTACGGCAAGACCGTCAAGGTCGAGCTTGGCTCCGTCACCGTGGTCGATGGCTGACGAACCCGCCATCGAGACCGTGATCGCCACGCTCTCGGATCTCTGCGGCGTCGAGAAGCCGGACAAGCTCCGGCTCCAGGCGGCGGCAACGCTGGGCCAGATCATCGTTGATCTCCAGCCCGCAGCGCCGTCGGCCATCTTCACGCCGGAGTCCTGATGCCCGTCCGCCACGAGGAGAGCTTCTCGTTCGAGCTACCCCTGACCGCCATCACTCCGGGCGATGACACCGTCTTGGTCACCATGGGGCGTTCTGAGCTAGCTGCTCTCTACCGTGACTGCCGGGACGCCCTGGGCATCAAAGCGGACACACGCGTGTTCGTGGAGCAGCCTTACCCCGACGCCGACGATCTCAACTTGGCTGTCGGGGAGGAGGTCGAGGCCAACGGCAAGCGCCTCCAGGTCACGGCCATGTCCGCCGACGAGGCAGCTGCCAGAGCGCAGGTGCTCGCCAGGATGGCCGAGGCTGAGGCTAACCGGGAGCTTATACGGCGGCCTCACGCCCACATCGGCTCAGGACAGTAGACAAAGAAAGGCCCGCACTCTCCAATCCACCGGAGGGTACGGGCCTTTTCTTGTTTGTGCATGGTGGAGCAGGTAGAACTTATTCCTCACCTGCGCCACGATGGATATACCAGTACCGATTGTACGTCCTGCCGTCACTCCCGGTGTAGGATTCCCACACCAGGCGGCACTCCGACAGGGGCCTGACGGATCCGTTACGGCATTCGTAGCCCCACGCCACTACCGGCCGTCCGGGCCTTTCCATGGGTTCCCACCGAAGGCCCAGATGAGCAGGGCCAGGAACGCCAGGGATACGACGATGAGGGTGACAACTCCAGCGTCAATGCACACCTACTGGTTCCCCCGGTTCCGGAATGCCTCGCGCGTGTAACGCTCGGGCACGGTGCGGAGGACGACCACCCGATGGCCGGGGAATCCACGCACCATCTGGCTCAGGCTCATGACGTCCACTCCGGGGCGGCCGTGAGACCAGACCCGCGGATCAGCATGGCGCCTGCCACCTTCCAGGAGCATGACGACGTGGTCACCCATCGGCCGGTCGGGATGCACGAAGACGACGAAGTCTCCGCGCCTGCTGGCCGACAGCGGGATGTGCGGGAGGTGCGCCAGCTGGGTGCCGGTGAACCCCTGCATGTTGACGACGTAGGGGGTGGGTGCTCCGGACGCCCGAGCGATCATGGACGTGGACTCGGAGCAGTCGAGGGGAGCCCGAGGCATGCGGCACCACTTGGTGAAGAACGACCGCATGGGCCGAACCTCCTGGTAGCCCAGACGTGCCCGCCTGAGGAACAGGAAGTTGGCGAACAGGCACATCTTGTGCCGGACGAGAGCGCGTCGAATCACGGCATCACCTGCGGGTTCCCAGCGCCGCCCGCCGCGAGTGCGTCGGCAGCAGCCTGCACCGGGGCCTCGGCCGTCTGTACGCCCACGTCAGCCACGGCGGATCCGTTCACGACCTGGATGACCTCCGTGACCACGGCGGGCCTGAGAACGGCCCACACGGCGCGTAGGACGACGACTGCACCGACACCCGAGAGGAGCGCGGGCCAGCCGCCGACGGTGAACAGCGTGATGCCTGCGGCGATCCCGGCGGTGACAGCGTGCCGGATGGTGGACTGAACTGCCGGGCGGGAGAAGAACGCGACGACACGAGCCTGGATCTTGGTGAGCATCTGGCCTCCTTACGAGGGCTTGGCGAGGGCCGCCGCAATGGCAGCCGCCGTCGTGGATGTGTCCGCCGCCTGAGTCTTGATGGCGGCGATGATGTTGGACTCCAGGGAGTGCATGAGTGCAACCACCTGGCTCCAGTCGGGGCGGGCCTCCAACTCGTGGATGCGCTGCTCCATGAACTTGAGGGATGCCTCCAGCCGATCTGCCCTACCGTTGGCCAGGTCTATCTCGACCTGTGCGGAGGCGAGCGCCTCTCGCAGTTCGCTGACTACACCCCTTCTGAACTGTCCGGCGACCAGGCCTGCCAGGAGGATCAACGCCAGGACGGCGCCGATGATCCCGAGGACGGTCACTCCGGTACCTGCACTGATGGCCCAGGCGAGGATCATCCGAGTCCGCCCCTCGGAGTCGGCGCACCCTTACCGAGCCTGTTGTGGGCGGCTGCCGCAGCCCTGCTGTGGAACTCGCCACCGTGCAGTCCGTACCCGTAGACCGTCTGGCCGGGGTGCAGATTGCCGTGGACGATCTGCGGCGGCTGGGCATCCTGGCCGGTGGCGTTGAAGCCCTTGACGAAGGCCGAGTGCCCGGTGTCCTGGGAGAACGTGTTGAGCAGCTGGGAGAGCATGTCCGTGGTGACGCCCTTGTCCATCGAGTAGGTGGACGGGGCTCCGGCACCCAGGCTGTTCTGCAACTGGGCCATGGTGAGGGCGATGCCGGTGAGGGGCTGGCCGTCCGGGCCGGTGAGGGCCTGCTGCGGGGCGGCGTTCTTGGTGAGGAGGTGCTGGGCCAGGTAGCTCATGGCCCACGGACTCAGGCCGGACGCGGCGCCGTGCGCCCCGCCGATGGCACCGAAGCCGTTACCCTGGTTGCCCGCCACCATGTTGGTCTGCTGCTGCTGGTTGACGCTGCCCTGGAGGAACGAGAGCAGGCCACCGAGGCCCTGCCACCCGGCCTGCGGGGCTCCAGCCGTACCGGGGCCGGGAGCCTGCGCTCCAGCCGCCGTGTATGGGTTGACTGCCATGGGTGTCCTTTCAGCCGACGATGCGGCGAGCGTTGTACTGGGAGGGAGGGAACCACGTCAGCGGCGACCATTGAACGTTGGTGCCGGTGTGCGGTGCCTGGATGACCGAGGGGACGCCATTGTGCATCCCGCCGAACATGACGACGTGATCCCCGTTGCCCTCGACCAGGAGGTCGCCGGGCTTGAGGTTCTTGTAGCTGACCGCCCGGCCAGCCTTGCCCTGGTCGGCTGCTACCCTGGGCAGCTTGATACCGAGCTTGGCGTAGGCGAACTGGACGAGACCGGAGCAGTCGAATCCCGACTTGGACTCCCCGCCCCAGACGTAGGGGGTGCCGACCTGGCGTGCGGCGATGGCGGCCACCCGGCCACCGATGCCACCCTTCGCTCCGGCCACTGGCATCCCGGCGTTGGCGCCGCCGTTGCCACCGACCACACGGGCCGTCGCGGCCTTGCGTGCCGCTGAGAGCCCGGAGAGGAGGTTCTGCTGGGCCATCGGGTCACCCTGCTGCTGCTGAACCGCAGCGTGCAGGAGAAGCATCCCCGACTGGGCCTTGAACTGAGCCTGGTCGAACTGGAGGCCGCTGTGTACCTGGACGGTCTGGCCGCCCGCTGCGGTGGCCCCTCGCCCCATGCCCACCTTGCCGTAGTGCGCCATGGCGTCGGCGATCTCGGCAGGGATGTTGGCGGGGCGCTCGTACCGGGAGGCGATGGCGGTGACCGCCGCCCTCCCATGGAGCCCGCGTGCGACCGCGGCTACTCCGTCGAGCCACTTGGCGATCCCGGCGTTGCTCCAGGCCCAAGCGTTGTTGTGCTGATTCCTGGGCGCGCCCGTGAGGACACCGCCCGCGTCGTTCATCTGTCCGGGGCCGAAGGCGTGTCCGCCATCCCCTACCCCGCCAGAGAGCCCCTCGTGAGAGGCGATGGCGAAGACGGCGTTGGCGTCTAAGTGCCTGGCCAAGGCCTGCTGCCTGATGTACGCCAGGCGAGCCGGGGTCGCGTAGTTGGTCATCTGCCTCTCAGCTACCGGAGAAGTCCACCACGGCAAACATGCGAGTGCCATCCCAATGACACCCCGCGCCGTCGTGCTGAAAGAAGGAGTCCGGTTCAAGGAGAACCCTTCGGTGTTTCGGCGACAACATCCAGGCACGGACGGTCGAACGAGCATCATGGAAGCCCCAGGCGATCACTTCGCCTAGGTCTGGCTCGGCCACTCCGGCCGCCCGAATCCGCCGGATCCAGTGGCCGTGCCTAGTTGGGTTGGTATCTGCCCAGCCCTGTGCCGCTACGTGCAGCCGCGGGGACTCGGCCAACGGCGACAGCCCGTAGTGCTGGCGGACGACGTTGATCCGAGCCCGCACGGAATGGCAGTAGGCGGGAGGAGGTGGAGGCGCCGCGATCATCCACAGCGCCAGGAGGAGCGCGATCACAGCCCTGGGAAGGAGAAGCTCGGTGCGGGCTTCTTCTTCTTGGTAGACTGCTTGGCTGCCAGCGCCTTCGCGGCGGACTGGTCAACCTGGCGGATCGGCACGCCGAGGAACGACGAGAGATCCGACTGGAGCCCGTGGGCGTACAGCGTCGGATTCCCGGAGGTGGTGGTGTTACTGGTGTCCGTCGTTCCGAGCACGTCCCCGAGGAGCTTGACCTGGGGCAGGCCCGAGAAGATGGAGTTGACCAGACCGCCAGCGATGCCGCCCTTTGCGGGCTTGATCGGGGTGCCGGTCTGGATCGAGGCGCCAGTGATCTGCTCGATGGCGCCCTGGAGCACGGGGTTGAGGAGCGTGCCTACGGTGTCACCCATGCTCACCTTGGTGTCGCCCTCGTTCTGGCCGGTCGCCGCCATGACGATGTTCGTCAGGTCAGCCACCGTGCCGTAGGGTGACATGGTCGCCACGTTGATGCCAGCCTTGCGGCCGGGCATGTTCGAGATGAACCCGCCCAGGAGGGCGCCGGGGATCATGGAGTTCATGAAGTCGGGCACCTGCCCGAGCATCTGCACCTGCACCTTGTTGCCCTGGGCGCCGAGAGCGGCACCCATCGCCGCCTTGTAGGAGTCCTCCGACACGACGTGACGGACGTGCTCCGCAAGTGCGCGGTACCAGGAGTAGAAGGGCACCACGTTCTTCTTGACGGTGTTCTCGAAGCGGTGGAACGTGTGGTACTGGCCGAGCATGTGCTTGACCTGCATGGCCACGGTGACGCGGACGCCCTCCATCTTCATGGCGTCGCGTGCGGCCAGGAGCGCGGCCCGCTCCGGGGAGTGCCCGAGCCCGATGAGCCGAGCGACGTGCAGCTGGTACTCGGGCGTGCGCATGAGGCTGTACTGCGCCGCCATCCAGCGGCCCGGTTCGTCCGCGTAGTTGTTCGTCCACCTGTAGCCCTTGGAGGTGTGGGCTACGACCTGGTTGATGAGCCCCTTCTCGCCGGACTTGGCAGCCGCGGCCGAGGAGGTGGACATGGTCGAGCCGAACTCACCGCCGACATGCCGGGACATCGGGTTGAGCCCCTTGTGCTCGCGCCCGGACATCCCCATGTTCCCGCCCACGGCCTGGTTGGTCGCGTGCCGTTCGGCGATGCGTTCCTCTGCGGCCCCGTAGGTCTGGGCCTTCGACCGGCGGATCTGCGCGGCTCTGGAGTTCCAGGCGCCACCGCCCGTCGGGGTTGCGGTGATCTGGGCGACGTTGCGGGAGTGCTGCTGCGCCGCCATCGTCCTGTCGGCGACGTCCATCATGTCCGACTCGGCCGCCGCACCGTGCATCATGCGGACGTGGTTCCGGAAGGCGCGCACCAGGGAGACCGGGTCGGTCGCCGCGATGAGCATGAGGGAGTTGCCGATGAAGTTGTTGACGAAGTATCGAGGCGAGAGCCCCAGGAGCATGTGGCGCCAGACCTGGATCGGCTGACGGTACAGCTGCTTGAGGGTCTTGTCGGAGTTCAGCACCTCGTTCTTGAGCCTGTACGGCAGGGTGCGGGACACGACCTGCGGGTGGCCTGCCGCGTCGTGGAAGGCCTCCTCGATCTTGTTGGTCGTGTGCAGCCCGCCCATCTGGCCCATGTAGTGCCGGAGGGCGACGTCGTGGGCCTGGTCGGCGGTGAGGATCTTGCCGTCCTTGCCGGGCTTGCCAACGATGCGGGTCTCCATCCGGTTCGCCTTGTCCACGATCTTGTTGAGCTTGGCGACGTAGGACGGGTGCTTGGGGTCAGCGAGGAACTGGAGGTCGTGCGCCGCCAGGTCTTTCGCCGACGGCACGACGCCGTTCCGGATCGACCGGCTGTTCTCTGACATGATCTGGAAGATGTGCGGGTGGATGATCCCGACCTTGTCCCCGACGCTCATGGCATGGAGTAGCTCGCCCGTGCGCGCGAGGTGCGTGATCTGCCGCTCGACCAGGCCGCTGGCCGCGATGGCGCGCCGCCCCTTGTCGAGGAAGGCCCACCGCTTGTAGACCGCGGCGTCACCGACGACGGAGCCCAGCTTGGGAACGCCGGTGAGCTTGTTGCCCAGGGCGGCCTTGTTCTTCTCCATCATCCGGGTCACCGGATTGTGGCTCCACTGTTTCGCCATCGTGTCACCGGCAGGGCCCATGACCGTGTGGTTGATCCGGGAGTCCATCTGCTGGAGGTGGGTGAAGTGGGCGTGCGCCTCCGGGGTCATCATCGAGTCCTTGATCCCGGTGAGTCCGTCGTTCGCCCAAGTGGCCGTGCCGAACTTGGCCTCGGTGGCCGCGACGTTCTCAGCCGTGGCGACCTTCATGGGGTTGGAGAACTTGGCGAGCTTGCCAGCGATGGAGGCGGCGTCTGCGGCGTCCCCTAGCTTGCTCAGACCCCCGGCTACTCGCGCCGCGGTGCCAGCGCCTAGGGTGGCGAATCCGACGAGGTCGAGGATCGGAGCGAGCGGATGGGCGTAGAAGTTGTGCGCGAACTGATCCACGTTGCCGTGGAACAAGGGCGACCAGTCGGCCCAGGTGGCCTTGACCATGCCCTCTGCCCCGGCGATGGGGTGCTCGGCCAGGTACACCAGGCCGATGGGCATTCCCATGGCCGTGTGGACAATGTCCGAGGAGAGGTGGCCGATGAAGCCTTCGACCCCGCCAGTGATTTCGCCGAGGAGGCCGCCGGACTGTGGGGCGCTCTGTCCGGCCGGTAGCTGCCCTGGCTTGAGGGTGGGGCCGTGTATCAGCTGGGTGCCCGCAGACCCAGACGAGGCCTTGGGGGCGGTCATCTGGGCCTGCGTGAGGTGGAGGGCGGAGACATGGATCTTCGGGGCAGCCTTGAGAGCCACATGCGCGAACGACACGGGCTTCATGGGCTTGAGTTCCGGGAACGGCTGGAGCTTCTGGGCCGCCTTACCGCCGACGTTCGATCCGAACAGGCCAGTACCGGCCATGCCTCCTCCTCTCTAGTTGGTGTAGTACGACTGGAGCAGCGGGCCGAACTGCTTGACCGAGAACCCCATGGCCTGGCCGCGCTTGACGGCGACTGCGTAGGGGGTCGAGGACGGGTTACCGCCCATCATGGCGGACACCGCAGCAACTCGCTGGGCCGTGGTCATGTTGACGAACAGCGGGCCGCCGCCGGGGCCCTTGGCCTGAGCGGCCGTGGCCTTCGCGGTTTTGAGCGCCTGCTTGCCCTGCGCGATCTGGAGGCCCTGAACCTTCTGGTTTCCGACCGCCTGCCGGGCGCCGAGGATGGCGTCGAGCCTGCTGATCTGGTTGCCGAAGTTGGCCTGCCGTGCCGCGTTGTTCTGCGCGATCAACTGCTGCCGGTTCGTGATGACCGCAGCCGCCTTCTGGTTGAGCAAGTCCATCAACTGGGACGCGAGCCCCTGCTGCTTTTGGGAATCGAGCGCCTGCTGTGCAGACATCTGGCCAGCCTGAGCCGCCGTGTCGGCGACCCCGCGGTTGGTGATGAAGTTCTGCTGGGTGACGCCCTGCCCGAGCAGGTTCGCCAGGGCATCGACGCCGCCCTGCGCCAGAGAGCCCGAGCCGGAGTTGGCCTGGCCGCCGATGGAGGCGATGAGATCCTGGATCGTGTTGTGAACCTGACCGGCCGCCGCCTCGGTGGCCTGCTGGTCAGTGACCCCACCGGCCATGTTTTGCTTGGCCAGCTGGGAGTACCAGTCGGTGATGTCCCGGAGGTTCTGGTGAGCCTGCGCGACAGCGTCCGCCTGGGCCGTCCGGGTGTCGTTGATCTGGGTACCGAACTCAGCGTTGGCCGCGGCGTTCGCGCCCTTGTTGGCGTTGACGGTCGTGTTCACACCCGCCTTGCCGAGGCCGAAGTTGCCGTTGCCCTGCTTGGGCGGGTTCTTCGGAGGCTTGTTGCCGGGGCCCTTGCCGGGGTTCGTACCGGCGGCGCTGGATCGACCGGGCTGCCCGTTGTGGGTCACGCCGGTCTTGCCAGGAGCCGTGGGCGCTGCGCCCCTACCCGAGCCGGAGCCGGGGTGAGCCGTGCCGGTGCCAGCCGCGGTGGCTGCCGCTGCCCGCTGGGCCGGGGTCTTCAACGGCTTCGATCCCGACATGACGTGCGCGGTGGCGTACACCGCCTGGTGGCCCTGGGGGCCGGTGAATCCGGTGACGTGCTTGAACTTGGGCGAACCAACCTTGACCCACCCGCCCGCGCCCCACGTTATGACGCGGGTGGTTCCTCCTCCACGAGCATTCCTATGTCCGACGGTGTGCCAGCCCAGGGGGATGCGGGGGAAGTAGGCGTAGCGGGACTTGGAGCCGCCGGGCTGCTGCACTGGAGGCATTACTGTCCCTTCTTCTTGCCGAGGCGTCCGGCCGCTTGTGCGGAGGACTTGTCATAGAACGCGTTGCCGCCCTTGCCGTAGCCCCAGACGGTCTTGCCGCCGACCTTCCAGCCAGCGAAGGCTGCCCCACCTGTGCCGCCGCCGTAGCCGGTCGGGGGAGGAGCGCCGCCGAGGGGTGGTGCCGGGGTCGTGCTCGGCGGAGTGAAGGTGGTACCACCGATGCTGATGCCCGAGTAGTCGGCCGGATTGTACGTGCCGTTGGCGATGGCGTCCTGGATGGACTGCTGGAGCCCGCCGAACAGCGAGTTGGTGAAGCCGGTCTCGTTGGCGACGCCCTGCTGGGAGAACTGGTCGAACTGCTGGCCAGCGCCCGAGGCCCAAGCTGCTGCGTGCTGAGAGAGACCCTGCTGGGACTGCTCCTGCATCTGGTGGCCGAGGCCCCCGCCGAGCCCGGTGCCAGCGATGGCTGCCTGGTCGGCCTCTCCCTGCGCCGCGTTGCCCTGCTGCATCTGCTGATAGGCGCCGCCGGGGTTGTTGGCGTCCACCGTGAAGTGCCCGGTAAAGGCGCCATTGGGGTCGTACTGACCGAGGAGTCCCTGCGAGTGGAGAAAGGACGTCCGCTGCGCGCCCAACTGCTGCTGGGCCGCGTCGAAGGCCTGCTGCGCAGTCGCCTGGAAGATGCCGTAGGCACCTGAGCCCGGCGTCGGGCCGGTGTACGTGTGGTCTGTGGTCTGACCACTGTCTGCTGGCGTGCCAGCCGTAGCTGTGGACACTGGACTCCTTCCTTAGTAGATGCCGATGAGCGGGATGTTCGTGCGGGCCGTGAGGGAGCCGATTGCCACGTTGGCGTTCTGCCGCGTGGTCACGGCGTCCTGGGAGGAGCACCGCATGTAGACTGCCTGCCCCAGGTTCAGCGGCGAGGCGGTATTCAGGCCCGCGAGGATCGGAGACGTACCCGTCCAGCTTCCCATGATCGTCGCGACGTAGAGCGTTCCCGGCACAAGGGCCTGTGTGGCCGATAGAGCTTGAGTGCGGTTGCCGGAGCCCGGAGAACCGCCGCCTCCAATGAGTGTGGAGTCGTTAGCCCCGGTGTCCTTCAAGAACGTCCAGCCGCCGGTTGCTGTGTTGAACTGGTAGAGGCCGCCGCCCGCGTAGCTGCCGCCGGTGATAGACGTTGCGGCCGTGTTCACGCGCGTCCATAGGCCAGTGGCCGTCCGGGGCTTCGTTACCATGAAGCAGGCACCCACCTGTCGCTGCGTGGTGAGCGTCACGTCAGCCGCCACGGGGCAGTTGCTCGGGTCGAGGGTGAACGCGAACGGGAACTTGTCCGCCACCGCCGTCGAGTCCGCCTCGTACAGAGCATCGTAGATCATCCGATCCAGTTCGCTCTGTCCCAGCCTCTGAACTGCCGTGCCGTCGTACATCTCAAGCTGGCCGGTGTCAGTATTGAGGCCTATGTCGCCAGCGGTCGTTGATCGGCCCGCTGTCGTGAAGCGGGGCACCCGGAAGATTCCGGCTGAATCCATGTACCAAGAGGAGCCGGTACGGCCAGAGTTGTCACCGTCGATCTTGGCGGGCGTGCCTCCGGCGGGGAATGTCGAGGCTCCGGGATTGCCGCCGGTGCCGTCGTATGACTTCCAGGTGATCGACTGTCCGGTGTTCGTGGACACGAACGTGGTGGCCGCCTGCTTCTTGAGCGTCGTGGTGGCCGGGCTGGAGCCTTGGAGGGCGTAGATCCAGTTCTGGGTGGCCAGCGATGGGAGGGCCGGTAGGGTGAACACGATGGTCTCCCGCATGAGCGGGGCCGCCGTGATGCCCGAGTCGAAGCTGATGGGAGCCTGGGGCGACCCGCCCGTGTGGTACGGGTTGGCCACGTCCTCCCAGGTGTAGGCGAAGTTCCAGACGTTGCCGGCCGTGTAGTCCCACGTCACCGCGGTGCTGCCCTTGATGCGGCGGTAGGTGGTTTGACCAGATCCGCCCTGCCCGTAGAAGTCCGTGCCGTCGTTGACGAGGCCGCCGCCGAAGAACCCAACGGTGGTGGGCAGATATATCTCCTGCTTGGACACGATGGCGCTAGACGACTGGACGTACATCTGGAGCACACGCCCAACGTTCACTCCGCCCGAGTTTCCCCAGGTGTAGCAGACGTACCAGTTGGTGCCGTCCCAGGCCGCCCCAGTCAGGCTGATCGGGTAGCCGGTGTCCCCTAGGTTGTTGCCGTTGCCGGGGGAGTTGAACTTGACCGACCCGCTGTTCCAGTCGGTGAACGTGACCGCGCCGGTCGGGCTGCCTGCGGACATCGTGCAGATGCCGCGGTTACCGATGTTGGTGGCGCTGGAGTAGGAGAAGAAGAACGGATTGGTGCCGTCGCACCCCAGGGCATAGGTGCCGTTGCTCGTGGGATCGAAGTGCGAAGATCCCGGCTGCGGACTGATCGTGACCGTGGAGGACAAGGTGAAGGTGGAGCGAGCGATGACGTCGAACACCAGGATCCCGGTGCCAGACGCCTTCCTCACCGCGATGACCTTCGAGCCGATGAGGCAGGCTCCTGACCCAGTGGGTAGGATGCTTGGAGCGACGCCGTTGTCCAGCTGGAGGCTGCGGTTGATGCTGCCGTTCGAGGCGAGCCACTCCACCGCGTAGACGCGCTGAGTGCCCCCGCCCGCGAGCGTGGTGATCGTGCCGTAGATGCAGGCCGTCGCACCGCCCGATCCTCCAGTAGCGGAGTAGTGGCTGATGCGCGAACCGATGTAGGTGTTGGCGTCCACGGCGAAGCTAAGGGTCAGCACGTTCGGGTAGCTGTGCGTCACGACCGGCGCTGTGGTCGGGTCGGACTGGCCGCCGATCATTCGGATCCGGGAGTTGGGCTGCACAAGCACACCCGAGGAGCCGTTCACCGTGAGGCTGGTCGCCACCCCGATGGCCGTGGCGTTGACCTGGCCGTTGAAGGTGGTGGCCGTGATGCCGTCGGTGGGGATCTGTACGGTCACGAGACCGTTCGTGTCGAAGCCGGTGAGCCCGTTGATGTCGATGGCCAGCCGGACGCCGGAGGAGGCCGTCTGGAGGGCGATGACGGAAGCGTCGATCACACCGGCCGTGAGCTTGGAGGCCGACATGGCCACCAACTTGGAGTCGCCGATGGAGCCGTCCGGCACCGTGAGTGCGGAGTTGACCGAGTCACTGGCGACCCAGGCCGCCACGTCGGCGTCCCAGACGATGGCCTGGCCCGCGGCGCTGGTGCCAGCGGGGATGGTGACAGGGACAGCCTGATCCGAAAGGGAGAGCACGCCGGTCGGGATGGCGGGCACCTGGTTGGACACCTCTCGCTGGATCATGCGGACGAGATCGGCCTCGGAGAGGTCAGATAGCTTGCGGTCTAAGAAGCCCACGGCCCCTCCTTTCAAGGTTTGCATGGTGGCGCAAGTAAGTACGCTCTCTCACCTGCGCCACCATGGGGATGTCAAACGCGACCAGGGCGTTTCCACTTGTATCCGGACGCCCACGGGCCCAGGGTGATGCGGGTGATGCTCGCCGCCTTCGCGTAGAAGGCCGAGTGCGTGCCGCTCTGGGTGCCGCTGGTGTTGATCGCTGCACCGCCCGAGGTCAGTGAGACCTGGAAGGTGTCGGTGCTCTTGTTCACAACGTAGTAGTATGTGCTGACGGCGAGGCCGGTCGGCAGGGCTCCCGAAGTTGTAAAGAACACCTGGTCGCCGTTGCTCAGGCCGTGCGCGATGGACGTCACGACTCCTGGGCTGGCGATAGTCACGGTGACGTTGACCGACGGGATGACTGTGCCCGCGGGATCCGTCTGCACGTCGCTTTCGTTGAGCCGGTAGGCCACGAACTGCGAGCGTGTGTTGAACTTGAGCCTCTTGTCCACGAACGACGTCGAGGCGAGGAACTGCGCCGCCTGCGTCGTGCCCGAGGTGTTGAGGCCGGGGATGGGGTCGATCTTGATGTTGCCACCCGCCGAGAAGTAGTTGAGGAGGAACATCCGGAACAGCTTGAGCCGCTGCGGGTCACCCATGTCGTACTTCTTGGTCTCCAGGAACAGCTTCGGCCCCTGCTGGGGCGCCCCCTCGCAGAGGTAGGCATCCTGGCCCGAGTCGATGAACAGCTGCTCCGCGTCGATGATGCGCACCGCGTGGACAGGCCCGGCCTCGGTCGTGGTGATCGGGAACAGGCAGGTGCCGCGGTTGGCCGACTGAGCGGGCTCGATGTAGCCCCGCATTTCCACGTTCTCCCAGAGGCCGATGGCACCCGAGGTCAGGTGGACGGTGATCGTCGGCCGGGTGATGTCGGTGGCCACGTTGTTGAGCACGCGCTGAAACACACCGGACTTGATGCCCTCGATGAACAGGAGGTAGTGATCCTTGGCGATGCCGCAGTAGGCGCGCCCGGACGTGGCCGTGAAGGTGCTCACCGCCAGCCGGTAGTCGCCGTCCATGGCGTCCACGATGTTCTGAGGGCTGCCTCCATCGTTCCAGAACCACACACCGCGCTTGCCTGCCCAGATGACGCCGCCCGTGTAGGCGCAGCCAGTCATCCCGCAGATCGTCCCGTCATCGGAGATCCGCTGAGGCCGCCACCGATCCGGGGTCGTGCCGACGGCGCCTTCCAGCGCGTAGGCCTCGTTCTCGGTGATGATGACCAGGGAGGAAGTCGTGGCCAGGAGCGCCCGCACCGGATCCGGGGACACGGTGAACGAACTCCCGTCCAGGGTCATGTCGAGCCCCTCGGGATCAGTGAAATCCGAGAAGTAGACGGTGTTGCCCTTGGCGTAGAACTGGTGCCCGGCGAAGTGGCAGTTGAGCCAGCCCATGACCGGGGAGGTCTGGGTGCTCGCGGCCAGCCGGTTGACAGCGATGTAGGCCGCCGACGCCAGGGACACCGCCGCATTCCCCGAGAGGGTCAGCTGGGAGTCCGAGGCCACGGCGCTCACCGTGCCGACGAAGGTGTAGTCGGTCGTGAAGATGTCCCACGTCCCGGTGCCGAGGCCCTGGGACAGGAACTTAGTGAGGCCGCCGTTGACGACGGCAGAGCCGACGTCGGTGGTGATCCTCCCCGTCGTGATGCGCGGGACGAGACCGCGGAGCGCCTTCACGGAGATGGTGCCCGAGCCGCCGGTCAGGGCGGGGTGCTCCAGCGTGATGACGTTCGAGGAGATGGACTTGATGACCCCGATCAGCGAGGGCGTCGTGTTGTAGACGTGCTGGCCGGGGCAGCAGGAGGCGATGGCGCTGGTGACCGTGATGGTCGTGGCGCCGGTGCCGTATGCCGATACCGCCAGGCCGGAAGCGTCGTCCAGCTTGGCGCCCCGCCAGATGCTCAGAGCCGAGTTGGTCGGGTTGTCGTAGCTGGAGGCCGTGCCGATGAGCGAACCGCCCAGGAGCGCGTCCTTCGCGTCGAACAACTCGTAGGGGCTGACCGAGCAGTTATACGGGTAGGCCATGTTGGTGATGGTCGTGTTGCCGAATCCGTAGACCTCACTGGCGCTGGAGCCCGTCTTGGCCGAGAGCACCAACATCTGCTCCGTACCATCCGGGGCCTGGCACCGGGTGATGCCGATGGCTCGGGAGGTCGCACGGGTCGAAGACGCCGTCTGCGTGAGAGGCCCGCGCCTCCGCAAGAACCCAGGGTCGTTCAGGTTGATGTCCGCCAGGCACCAGGCTGTGGTGTCGGGGATCTCGTGCTGCGGCCCCGCTCGGTTCAGTCCCGCGGGCGCGCCCACGAAGGTGCTCAACGAGAGTGGGCTGGCTACACCCTTCGGGATCGGTATGTTCGCCATGGCCTAGCTCGCCTGGAAGAAGGGCGGGTAGAACGAGTCGATGCCCAGATCGTCCAAGTCCACCGGGTGGATGTAGTCCGGCCGCTGGTACTGCTGCTTCCACATGAACTCCCGCATGTCGGCGATGGCCCGCTCGTAGTAGCTCTCGAACGTGGGGGCAATGTCCGTGTCGTCCTCCATGGCGTACAGCTTGAACAGCGCGCCGTTGACAAGCACCGAACGGTGGTACTCGAAGGGGAGCACAATGGACGCGGACAGGGTGCCCGCCGTGAGGGCGGCCGGGCGAGAGATGTACCGGCACCGCACGACCTGGCTGGCCGACGGGGCGGGGTAGAAGTGCAGGGCGTTCTGGCCGTCGATGGTGAAGACCGACGGGGTGCCCGTGGCGATGATCGTGTTGTTGCCGATGGCCACGTCGTAGTCGTCCGAACGCATGTACCGCACCTCGTTGCCACCAGCAGCCTGGCCCACCGCGGGCTCCAGCTTCATGGACTGGACGGCCCGAAGGTCGGCGATGGGCGTGTCCGGCTCGTAGCTGGTGCCGGTGGTGAACAGCAGGCGCACGAACTTCTCTAGGAACGGCCAAGGCTCGCGCCCGCACACGTCCCACATAGTGGAGTTGATGACGGACAGCGCCCGCGATGAGGAGATCGAGTCGAACCCGTGATCGTTGAGTTCGGAGATCATGTCGGCGACGTCCATTACCAAGTCCTTCCAGGGACGAAGATGCGCGGGTTGTGGTGCTTGCCCGCCTGACGGAACAGGTGCTCGTACCGCTCGGCCATCTGGCCGTTGTGCTCGCTGATCTCGGACTCGGCTCGGGCCTGCTCGGACTCGGCCGCCGCCTTGGATGCCGCGAGGATGCGTTTGCCGTTGCGCTTGACGTCGTGGGCGCCGAGCAACTGCTCGACATCCTCCGGCCTGGGAAGCTCCCGGCCGAACCCGAAGACGGGGAACCCGCCCTCGCCAATGCAGACCACCCAGTCGCCGGTGATCTCGTGCCGCGCAAAGCGGAATGACTCGTCGTACCGCTCGACAGCCCGCGCAACGGCGCGAACGCGAGCATCGACCGCATTCGTCCCTGGAAGCCAGAGCCGAGTGTCAGCCTCCTGGGTGAAAGCCCCAGAGTTCTGCATCGTGTTCTCCTATCGGAAGTTGGGATCTAGGTCTGCCCACGGGTCGAACGGTGGGTAGATGATGGTGGGAGGCAGCTGCCCGTTCCCACGGGCGACGCCCACGAAGCTGACGGTGCCAGCAGCGGTGCCGTTGACGGCAGGCGAGATAATCGATCCGGTGCCGTGGCCTGTCCAGGTGACGGTGCCCGCCCCTGTGCCCACGTAAGCGTGCCTGGTCACCGTACCAGTCGCGGCCCCTGTGAAGGATACCGTGCCCGCAGCAGTCCCCTGGACGGCGTGTGCGGTCACTGTGCCGACCGCTGCCCCCGTGAAGGTGACCGTTCCGGCCGCCGTGCCGCTGTACTGGTGGTGCGTGACGGTTCCCGCGCCTGCTCCCGTGAAGGACACGGTGCCTGCCGCGGTACCGAGGTACTGGTGATGGGTGACCGTTCCAGCCCCGGCGCCCGTGAAGGTGACGGTGCCAGCGGCGGTGCCGTTGACCTGGTGGTTCGTGACTGTGCCGGTGGCGGCTCCCGTGAAGGAGACCGTGCCAGCGGCGGTGCCCGATACCGTGAGGAGCTTGAACGACACCATCGCACCGCACCAGTCGTCCGTAGCGGTGGGGACGGTGGGAGCAATGCTGGGGGCGGTCGTCGCTTCCACGACTCGGCTGGCGACGTAGTTCGCCTGGGTGGTCGTGCCCGAGTGGGTGAAGTTGGCGTTCGTTGTCCATCCCGCAGCGGCGGTGATTACCTCAGCCGCTACGACCGAGCACCCGATATGGGCCACCACCAACTCGTTCACCTGGGTCAGCGTGGAGCCCATCGTGAACGTGCCTGTGGTGTTGTTGAGCACCTGCGTGTCCGCCAGCGTCTTGTCCGCAGGGCTGGCTGCCAGGTTGGCCGCCAGTACCTTGAAGGCGTAGACCGACCGGCCGCCCGGTGTACCCGTGTTCACGGTCGCCGTGACGGCCTTAGCAATCGGGATCGCTGTGGTCAGCACGCAGTATGCCATGCACCCAGAGGAGCCCGCTGAGGCGTTCGCGGAGTTGAGTTCCACGACCGTCCACACGTTCGTCGTGCCCACGGCGTTGTCCGCGACCGTGTAGGTGCGGGCGGCGACCTTGGCGCCGAAGTAGACAACGACCAGATCGCCAATGGCGGCGGCCGTCGTCAGCGTAGCGACCAAGGTAGCTGATGTTCCGGAGAGGCTGGTGGCCGCGACTACGTCAGTGGTCAGGGCCATGAGGGCCTACGCGGCTACAGTGGAAGTCATCGTCAGCGAGCCGCTGGCGATCTTGAAATCGTTACCCGCGGTGACGGAGCCTGAGGTGACGGCGCCCGACCCGTGGAACGTACCGGCCGTGACGGCCGACCAGATCGAGAAGTGGCTGTAGGTCTCGGTGGTGGACACCGCAGTCCAGGAGGCGTCGGCCGAGGAGGTCTTGACGCCTGAGGCAGCAGCCGACCAGGTGACCTGCACCCGCGTGTTGTTCGTGGCGACGTTCGACGTGCCCGCAGCACCAGGGAAACCCGTGTGCAGCTGGATCCAGGTGTTGCCGCCCGTGGTGTACATGGTGTCCAGCGCCGCGTTCGCGTCCGCCGTGGTGATGCTGTCGAGGCTCATGTTGCTCCCTTTAGGAGATGACGGAGGAACTAAACTTTGGTCGGGCACTTTGTGGGAGGGCGTGCCCGAGAGCCCATGAGCGCGTTGTCGCGCCCCGCTTATGCCTCGCGGAACTCCACCGTCACCGTGTAGGTGTAGGTCTCGTTCCCCGACGTGCGGTCGTTCAGCACGTTGAGGCCGATCAAGCGCGGGAGCACCGCGTTGACCTGGACTGTGGAGGCACCCGAGGCGCCGACGGCTGCCGTGGCGTCCGCGATGCCGGTGATGCCGGGGCCGACCTCGTACTGGACGATGCCGGTGGACTGGACACCGCCCGAGGTGGCGAACCCGCCCACGTTGGCGATGAGCGTGTCATCGAGCGTGATCGGGTCAGTGGTCACAACCTGAGGCAGGAAGATCGGAGTCGTCCCAGCGGATGCGGTCAGGGCGAAGGTCGCCCGCATGTAGCCCGCCCAGTGGGGGACAACGAACCAGTCCGTCTGGCCAGTGGTGGCCTGTGCCGCCACCGACCGAACCCGAACGGGCCGTCCCTGGACAATGTCCATGCCCTTGAGGGTGATGGCAGCCATGGGTTAGTTACCGATCCAGAACTCGCACTTGATGGTCTCAGCCGAGTTGCCCTGCGCGATGTTGCAGTTGAACCCGTGCATGAACGGGAAGCCGAAGCCGCCCGGCGAGGTCACGGCACCGCCCGACTCGTCCAGCCCGCCGACGGCGAGGGGAGCGGCCAGGCCAGTCGCACCGGCAGAGCCGATGGGAGTGGTGCCGAAGTTGGTCGCCGTGAACAGCGTGGCACCGGCGTTGCTGCCCTTGTTGTCCGCGTCCACCTTGATGACGCAGTCCGCGGTGGCAGCAGCCGAGGCCGCGATCCGGAGGCCGACGAGGACGCCCACCTTGCCGGTGAAGACGTCGGTGTTGGCCGTGGCCGAACCGTTGGATCCCACGAGCGCGAGCGTGCGCACGACGTACCTGACCGAGTGATCGACCAGGAGCCGAACGACGCAGGTGTCCCCCGCGGTGGCCGAGGCGTAGCTGATGTAGACGCCGCCCTTGAACGGGATGCCCGCGATGTCGGACAGCGTCGAGTTGGACACGTTCAGCCCGTCCGTGCAGACGGTGAGCATCTGCCCGGTCGAGGCGCCGGTCGTGTCGGTGCCCGTCGTGATGGTGAACAGGACGGCCCCGGTCGAGGTGCCCTCACGGACAGTGATGACGCCCGAGGCGTTCGCGCCCGCCGAGAAGTCCAGCGAGATGGCCTTGAGCAGGCCCGCCCCGCCGATGCCGCCACCCATGTTGATGCGGGTGTTCTGGCCGGTGGCCAGGAGGCGGCGATGCACCAGGTAGTCGCCCTTAGGGCGATGCCGGGCGTTGGAAGATCCGTATGCCATTTTACCCCTTCTTGGGAAGGAACAGGGGCGGCACATGGTGGCTCAGGTAGACTGCCGCGCCTACTTGCACCACCATGCCCGCCCCTGCCTGAGGGACAGCGGCTTAGAAGCCGGTGTCGGTGTAGCCGGACAGGAGGCCCGACGTGTTGCGCCGCTTGGCGCCGATGTTGGCGTACTTGAACAGGATCGCCTGGAAGGCGTCCACGTCCGCGACCCAGCGGATCGTCAGACCGTCGCGGCTGAGGAAGTCCCAGTCGGCCGGGCTGTAGACCTGCACCTGCGCCTTGTCGATGAACAGGACGTCGCCCCACGGAGCCAGGCGGTCGGAGTTCATCGTCATCGGGCCGTTGCCCGCAGCGAAGGAGAGGGACTCGAAGCCACCGGCGAGGGTGGTCGAGTTGACGAACCGCACGCTGTCCTTGAAGTCCTCGGACTGGAACAGGCGCCGGACGAGGCCGGGGGTCGTCATCACGGTGATGTCGCTCGACTTCGCACCCGCGTTGTTCAGGGTGTTCATCTGCACCATCAGGTCGTCCAGGTTGATGTCAGGGCTCGACGTCTTGGAGACCGACAGACCCTTCCAGAACCCCTTGCCCGTCGTGGCGGGGTCGATTCCGCCGACCGGGTTCGAGCCGACGATGCGCAGGAGGCCAGCGTCGATCTCGGAGTTGGTCGTGATGTCCGTCGAGTTCGTCATGTTGCCCGCTCGGGCGATGACGAAGCCCGCCGAGGCACCCGCCACCGAGGAGGTGAAGGTGACCGACGGCACCGAGGGATCCACGTCAGTGATGACGTTGCCCGCGGTGACGGAGATGGTGGACGTGGTCGAGCCGACGTCGCAGGACATCCCGATGTACAGGAAGCCCTTGTAGATCGCCTCGGCCGAGTTGAGCGTGGCGACGACCGAGTTCACGGAGGCGATGGTGGCGATGACGCCGGTGCCGTCCCCGTAATACTGCCGGGCCTGGTCGAGGCTCAGGTCGTTCCGGATGAAGTCCAGTTCCGACTTGAGCGCCTGGAGGAACGCGCCGCGGTCGCTGCGCGTGTTGGAGATCGCCGGGCCAGAGACCTGGACGCGGGCGTAGTGGTACTTGAGGTTGTACACGGCTCGCGTGTACGACTGCTTGCCCGCCGAGGGGATGGTTCCACCCTCGCCACGGGATCCGATGCCGCCGGAGCGCCCGTAGTGCAGCGGCACGACGGCCTTGAGGCCTTCGATGTCCTGCGAATTGACGTTGAGCAGGGAGGTGACCATGACGTCCTGGTTCAGCTGATCCGCGAGCGGGCCAACGTACCATTCCTTGAGGATGGAGGTCATGGAGGTGAGATCGGCACCAGCCATGGTGTGTTGCTCCTGTTGCTGTGAGGGTTACTGCGCGTCGAGAGCGTCAAGCCCTGCGACATGCCTGAGGGCGGCAGCATGCGCCTGATCGGGGGTGAGCTTCTCCGCGGTCTGCACCGGGAGGACTCCACCGCCGGGCGCCGGGGTCGGAGTCGTCGCGTGCGCGGCTTCCTTCTTCCCGAGGTACCGTGCCAGCCGGGCCCCCACCATGGACTCGTATCGCCTCTGTGCGCCCAGGAGGTCGCCCTCCGGGCCCATCAGCGAGTAGATGTCCTCGATGTCTGCGTCGGCGTAGCCAGGGTTCGCCGCTCGGATGGTGTTCTCCTCCGAGGTGAGGCGGGTTGCTACCGCTGTCCACTCGGCCTGACGCTCCTGCTCCTGCTTGGAAGCCGTCACGGTGCCCGTCAGGGCCTCGATCTGCTTCTGCTGCTCTCGGAGCACAGCGGTCAACTGCGCGAGCGCGGGATCCTGGTCGTCGTACTCCGGAACGTCAAGCTCCTCGGCCGGTGCGATCTGCGACGTGAGTGCGGCCGACTGCCGGTTGGCATCGACCACGTCCATGCCGTGCTGCTGCATGTACGTCGAAAGCTCCTGCTGGAACTGCGGCAGGTTGCTGGGATCCTGGAGTCGCTGGTACAGCAGGGTGGCGTTCTGCAAGTCCTCCGCAGACATGCCCGCCTCGCTGGCCAGCTTCCTGAACGGTGCGGCCTCCATGGTCTTGGTGGTGTAGTCAGCCTGGAGAGACTTCTTCCACTGGAGCATCATCTCCGGGGTGACATCACCGGCCAGGATGGCCGAGTCGTCAATGTGCGTGAACGAACCGACTTCCTCGGGTGCCGCAGGAGCGGGCTTGTCCGGGGCATCGGTGGGCTCCGGCGCATCAGCGACGGGAGCCGGGGCCTCAGGGGCGGCGGCAGGCGCGGCGAACTTGCCGTCCGGTGTCCGTGCGAACGGATCTACCGGGCCGGTGCCCTCCATGGGGTTGACCCCCGCAGCGGCCATGGCGGCCTCTGCTCCTGCGACGTCGATCTTGAGTTCCTCTGGCATTGCATTCTCCCTTGGTTGCGGGTGCCGTAGCTTGTCCGCCTTGATTTAGTCGCCCGCGGGAAGTTCTCGGACGACCTCGGCCTCCACGATTTCCTCGTGGCGGCGTGCAGCGTTGGCGAGTCCTGCCTCCAGGAACGGCCCGAGCAGCCCGCGTACCTCGTCCGGGGACGGGAGTGCGAGGGTGTGCTCTACGTGGTGCTCCATGGGCTCGGCCCTGGTGATCTTGTCGTCCAGGACGCCAACTGCGGTTATGAGTTCGCTGGTCTTGATGTCGCCTTCATCTATCCGTTCCTCAAGGAGGGTGAGAGCTTTGTCCCTTGTCCTCTTGAGGTCGGCGGTGAAGGACGTCGCCGCGACCGCGAGGGCTCCTGGGGAGGCAGCCGCCTGGCCGGTGGCCTGAGCCTGCCGGTCACGCCAGCGACGGATGGTGGCAGGAGCGAAGCCGGTGTCCTTGGACGTCCGCTTCACATTGCCGCCGTTCGCCACTAGCGTGACCAAGGCTTGTGCCTTGTCGGCCTCGGTGAACTGTCGTGCCCCCGAGGTGCCAGCCATTACCCCTTGCCCTGCTGCTTCATGGCTTGGAGCTTGGCCTGATGCTGTTCCTCAAGCTGCTGCTGCTGCAACACGAGGCCCTGCATCTCCATGTCGTGGCGGGCCTGAGCCTGCGCTGCCCTCTCCTCGGCCAGCCCCATCTTCTGGGCGGCGTCGGCCTGGGCGGTGACATGGGCGTCTTGTGCCTGCTGCGTGGTGACCGCCTGATCCAGCTGGGTGAGCGGATCGTTGCCGGATCCGTCCGCCTTGGGCTGGTTGAGCGAGTCGATGACAGCAGTATCCAGGGGCGGCTGCGAGACCTCCTGCGCGGGCGAGTCGATGCCCGACTTGGAGAGGATCTTCGCCATGGTGGGTGCGCTGACGGTTGCCATCGCGCGAACGTTGACCGAGGTCTTGTGGTTCGCATCGGGCATCGCCATGCGGACTTCGATGAGCCGCTGGTACGTGAGGTTGTAGTGCTGAATGAAGATCGCCTGAGCCTGCGGCGGGAGCCGCTCGAACTCGGGGGACTTCATGTAGGTGCCGTGTGTCTCGACGTGCTGCTCCCAGTTCTCGAAGTCCAACGGCTGCCACGGTGCCTGCTGTAGCTGCTGCTGGAGTTCCTGCATCTGCTGTTGCAGCTGCGTGAGAACCTGCTGGGGATCGTCGGGCTGGCCGTCCTGGTCGAGATCGACCGGCTTGCCCTGGGTGAGCATCTCCACGATCTGCTGGGCCTGCTGCTGGAACTGTTGCAGCTGGTTCTGCGCGTCCTGGAGGGCGCCCTCGTTGATCGGCTGACCGCGGAGGATCTTGTCGTGCTCGCGGAAGGCCTGGTCTTCGTCGGCCATCAGCTGGTTCTGGACGGCCTTGACCGAGCCAAGCTCCAACTCTTTGAGCGCCTGCTGGGGCGTTAGGATCTGCTCCTGCACCAGCTGGATGATCGCGTCGAGCTTGCCCTGCCGCGTGCGCGGGAGGCCGGTACCGTACCGGGGCTTGAAGGTGAAGCCGCCTTCGATGTCGGCCGCCTCGAACTTCTTGACCTGGACGCTGCCGCCCGTCCCTCGGATGCGCATGAGCCGGGGCTCGGCGTAATACTGCTGGGCGAGGGAGGCCATGATGTTGCCTGCGCGTGCGAGCGCGTCCTCCAGGCCCATGATGATCGTGCTGATCTGGTCGGACGTGGCTTCCTGCATCGCTTCCAGTAGGCCACCGCCGTCTGCCCTGGCCGGGATCTGATCGCGGCTCGACGGGATGCGGTTGAACACCCGGTCGATCCGGCCCTGGAGCCCGTTGAGGTGCTCGAACAGCCACGGGGGCAGGTTCGGGATCTCGCGCCACTGGGGGATCATGTTCATCACCGGGTTGAACTCGATGACGGCGCCCGGCTCCGACGTGAGCTTCTGCCGGAGGCTGCCCTGCGGGGCGAGCATCTGCGGCCGGACGGTGATGTTCTTGTGCTCCACGAACTGCGAGAGGGTCTTGTTCAGATCCTTCTGCATCGGCCGCGCCTCCGAGACCACCGGGTCATCGTAGGGCGAGTCCGGGCGGTACAGGCCGGGGAACTTCACGAGCGGGAGGAAGCGGTGCTTCCATGGCCACTTCATGTCCTGGAGGATCATGTCCGGGCCCTCGACCCACACCACGTACCGGCCGTCCGGCAGCGCCGGGCACGGCTTGGTGTACATGATGAAGACCTCGCGCACGGTGGCGACCGGCTTGCGCTCCTCCACGTTGGCGAAGGCGAGCGGGACGTCGGTGGACTTGGAGGCGTTCGGCGGAACGTACTTTCCCCACCGGGCCTGGATCTCGTCCGGATCCATGGAGTGGCGGCAGATGGCCCACTTGCAGTCGTCAAACGACGCCGCTCCGGGGTCGAGCAGGACGTTCTCGGCCATCATCACCTTGACGGAGATGTCTCCCAAGTACACGGTCTTCTTGGCCACCGCCAGGACTTCCTGGGGATCGTGGCCAGCCTGCTCTGCCTGCTCCGTCAGCTGGTCGATGAAGACCTCGGCAAGCTCGTCGTCCATGATCGGCTGCCCGTCGGGCCCGAGCGTGAACGTCATCGGCTTCCCAGCCAGGGTGTCCCAGCTGACCAGCCAGTACCCGCCTGACAGCCCGGCCTCATAGAGCGCCTCAGCTGCCTTGGAGTTGAGCCCGAGATCCTCGAACAGCGACTCGAACAGAGAAGTGGCCATCTGGGCCGACTTCACATCCGTGTCACCGGCCGAGTTGGGCTCGGCGTAGATCGTGGGGCGGGTCTTGATGAGTTGGGCGACGAAGGACGCCAGCCCAGGCTTGATCTGGTTGGACTGGAGGCGAACCTTCCAGGCCGGGCCCGCATCTGCGGGCATCGACTCCACCCGGAGCATCTGCGAGTTCCAGAAGCTCCACTGGTTGCCGTTGTTGTACTCGCGGTTCAGGGCCCATTCGCGCTTGAGGACGCCCCGAAGCTGCTCGGTCGTCTTGCGCTTCTCGGCAAGGATGCCGGGGGTCGTGAGGTCACGAAGGCCGATGTAGCCTCCGCGCTGCTCATCTTTGGCGGCTGCCGCCATCGGTGCCTCCCTCCTACTTGACTAGCTGGATGGGCCCACGAGCGCCGACGATCTGGAGAGCGGCGTCTGCCTGCTCGTCCGAGAGCGTCCCGCTCGCACGCATGAACTCGATGTCCTCCTCCTCGTCGCTCATGTGCATCCGAGCGGCGTCGGCGACCTCGAACATCGGGGTCGGGAGTGCTGCGATCTCCCCCGTTTCCGGGGCGGTTTGCAACATGGCGGCAGCGTGAAGCTGCGCACGGAGGTGGTCGATTACGTCCGACAGGACGATGATGGTCTCGGACTTGGCCGCCATGGCCGCGTCCACAAGCTCGCGCTCGGTCTTGGTCATCCTTCGCTCCCTAGCTCGGAATCGAATCGGGTGGGCTTGCGCAGGTTGGCGATCTGGGCCATGGCCTCGGCCTGCTCCGAGTCGATGACGGACTTGTCGGGCACGCCGTAGGTCGGCAGCATGACGCCAGCCGTGCTCAACGCGATCTCTACCGCGTCCAGGATGTCGTCCCGGTTGAGCTTCTGGGCGGCGTCGAAGGAGATCCACTGGTCGATGAACTTGCTATGCGACTTGTGGATCCGGAACTTGCCGATCTTGAACAGCGGTGCCATGGCGATGAAGCGGCCGACCTTCGACCGGCTCGCCTGGACGGCCGTGACCGCCGGGAAGCCCTGCATCCGGTTGACCATCTGCACGAGCACCTTCTGGTAGGCGTTAGCCTCGACGCCCGTCATCTCGGGGCGCCAGATGCCGACCCACTCGCGGATCTTCTCGATCTGTTCCGGAAACTGGATCTTACCGCTCCAGTAGTCCAGCAAGAAGCCCTGGGTCAGGTCGTCTGAGATACCAACGACCGCGATGGCAAACTCGTCCTGGGCCTCACCCGTTGAGGTGTCCACACCGATGTACTTCTTGAGCATCTGGCGGCCGTCGGCGCCCACCGGGATCTTGACCTCGTCCTGGTCGGGCTTGTCGCCGAAGGTGAAGTAGTGCAGCCAGTCGCCGTTCAGCGTGAGCCCGGCCATAGCGTCGAAGCTGGCCAGGTACTCCTGGGCGAACAGGGCCGGATGCATCCCCTTCTTGGCCTCGATCCACTCCTCCATGAAGAAGCTGGGGCGGTCGATGGAGGTGTACTCCACCCGGAAGTGGTGCGGGCTCTCCAACTCCTCGCCTGTCCAGAACTTCTCCCAGAACCAGTTCTTCCCGTGGGGAGTGGTGGTCGTGATGACCAGGCCGACCTTGTCGGACAGGGCCGGGCGCACCACGTCCCAGGCGTCCTGGGTGGGGATGAAGGCGGCCTCGTCAATCCACAGGATGTCCAGGCCTGCGCCTCGGAGCGTCTGCGGGTTGTCGGCCGTCTTGAACTGGATGAAGGTGCCTGAGTTGATGAAGGTGATCGTCTTCTCGGTCTTGTTCCAGTTGTAGTCGGTCTTCGGATCCAGGCCAGCAGCGTCGAGCGCCTCCTGGAACGCGATCCGGGCCGGGCGTCCAACCTCATGGTCGGCCGTCAGCACCCAGATCCAGAGCTTCTTGTCGGATATCACCGAGTGCGCGTCGCGCCAGAACTCGGTCGGGAACAGTGCGTAGAACAGCACCTCCCAGGCAGCCGACATGGTCTTGCCGCCCCGGCGCCCGGCGACTAGGTGCCGGTAGCGCCGGAGGCGGCTGTTCGTGTCCGCACAGTGGAAGGCCAGCTGCCACTCATGCGGGTGGTACCCGTGCTGCAAGAACCATAGGAGCTTTACGGGGAACAGGCGAGCAAACTGCTCACTCGCCTCTGCCCAGACCTCCTCGGCCAAGTCCTGGCCACCGGCGGCCAGTGACTTGAGATCGCGCATGGGTCAGGTGGCGGCGGTGTAGACGAACTTCGCCTGGGTGGCGTCGGCCGCCCGCAGCATCTTGTCGAACACCATGCGGCCGTTGGCGACCGCGTTGATCGAGGAGTTCGTGATGGTGACGACTCCGGACGAGTTGACCGCGGTGATGCCCTCCTTGGCGAGCTTGTCCACGAGGGAGTCGCCCTGCCCGGTCGCGCCGGAGCCGAAGAAGGAGAACACGAAGGTCTCGGGGTTGGTGACGGTCATGCCGCTCCTAGGAGGTCGGGTTGACGGTGAACAGGCCGCTGGCGGGGCCAGAGGTCGAGGACTTGAGTCCCGTACCGGCCGTTCCGCCCGCTGCCGTGGCCGCGAGGGTGTTGGTGCCACCGTGAACCATCTGGGTCGAGGCGGTGCCGGTGATGAAGGCCGACAGGACGGCGCCGTTGGTCGAGGTGTTCAGCGCGTTCAGGGCCGCCAGGATCAGCGTGAGGGTGTTGTTCGAGTCGGTGGCGTTGGCGAGCTTGATGAAGACAGCACCCGCCGTCCAGGTGACGGCCAGGGCGTCGGAGGCGTTGTCGCCGATCTGCACGGTGGTCACGCCCGCGGCGTTGCTGTGGCCAGGGGCGGCCGACACGATGGTGATGGTGTTCGTCTGGGAGGCGATGGGCGCGATGACCCACTGATCCTGGACGCCCGCCGCGGTGAGGGCCGGGACGGCCAGCTGCACGCCGGACGCGGTGGCGATGCGGAGAAGCTCGTCCAGCTGCGTGGCGTTGAGCGCCTTGGTGATGAGGCCGTTGGCGTCGGTCAGCCCAGCGGCGCTGGCGGCCAGATTGAAGGCCGTTCGGTACGTGGTGGCCATTTAGGCTCCTGTCTTGGGCGGGACGTAGATGATCGCGCCGTCGGGGTATGGCAAGCATCGAGAACAGACACAGTTCGGGCCGTGCCCCTGGGTGAAGGGCTTCCGGATCCCGGCGTTGGTGCCGCCTTGGACGGTTGTCGTCAGGCTCAACGGGCCCTCCTTTCGAGGACATGGTGGCTCAAGTAGAAACAAGACCGCAGGTGAGCCTCCATGCGGGCTTGGCCGGTCATCACGCGCTCGCTCTGCGGGTCAAACGGGTGTTCCCTACCCCGGAGTGGCGATCAGACCGCTTTGGGCTCGACCAAGTCTCCCCTTCTCTACGTGTGAGAAGGACTTTATCGGACTTAGGAGCATGTATGGCAAACTTGATTGAGCTTTCGATCCTCGCGCACACGCGGGCAGCCAAGTATGGGCTGACTGTCCCCGCCGCGAGGGAGGATCTGCGCTCCTACCCGATGGTTTGGGCGCGTGGAGTCCCGGTTTTCGATGAACTGCGGCTCCGGGACGACCAGTACACCGACCTGCGCGCCGTTCTGAGCCGTCTGAGCGGCTCTGTGCGGGCCTCAAACGTCCAGGAGAGGGTGCAGGACTGGATGGAGGCCTACGGGGCTCAGGGGCTCCGTCAGGCGGACGTCCAGGAGGGCACCGGAGCGACCAAGCCAGCCGTTCTCAAGGCTCTGCGGAAGCTGGTGGCCGACGGCCGGGTCTCAGTGAAGGAGGAGAAGAACCCGCGGGGCGGAAATGCGTCCCCGCGCAAGCGGTACTTCTGGGTCGGGGCGCTTATCGGCACCGCCAACCTCTCCCAGATGGACACCCTGGACGGCGATCTCCACCCGGTCAGCGCGGATAGGCTCTCCAATGGCACCGTGGGCATCATCCACCACGGGTCGGCGACGGGGATGCTCCAGGGCTGCCGCTGCGGCCGGTGCCGCTGGGCGCTGGAGGAGGGCTACTTCGGCGAGATGGTGTCCAAGGCCCGCATGGCGGGCGGCTCCGGCTTTGCCGAGGGCTTGGCCCTGGCGACGCTGCGCCGCAAGGCCTGGGAGCGGGCCAATGACTAGCTCGCTGTGGAGGCAGGTGAACACGGCGCAGAGCATCACTCCCGCCGACATAGTGAAGTTCAAGAACCAGCTGCTCGCCCAGCAGTACGTGAGCACACGGCAGGGATCGAGAGCAGGTTCTCTCCGGGAGGTCGAGTACACCATGCACGGGGACTGGCCACGCTGGATCAAGGAGGCGCTGCCGCGGTTGGTTGAAACAGCCAACAAGAGTGCGAGCCACCACCTGCAAGGAGCTGTCTACTACCGACACGACACCATGTGCTACGAGATGACCATTCGCTGCACGGACTGTAGCCATGTCAGCAGTATCGGGGTCACCGACTGGGCCGCCATGCGGTTCTGCAACGATGTGGAGGAGGCCGGATACTGGGTGCGGTACGACTTGGTGCCCTGGCTGTCCCACCTGATGCGAGAGGAGTGTGGCACCAACTGGCTCCGAGAACTGATGGCCGAGTGGCTCACCCATCGCTTGGCGGAGGCGGGGCCCGCTGGAATGATGGAGGAGGAGATCGTCCGGGCCATGCTGCAAGACTTCGAAGCGCCGGGCGGCGAGGTGCTCGCCATGCTTCGGGCGCTGGAGTTCGAGGAGGTTCGGTTCGCCAAGATGGCCAAGACCACCATCGGGATGCAGTCCGGCGAGATCCCAGACCAACCTATCACCATCGAGGAGGTACGAGGATGGCGGCTCCCACCGGGCCACATCATGAGGGAGTGGTAGGCTGCTGCTCCCTATGCGACACCGGGGTCGGCGACGGACTCGGCCATGACGATGGCCCAAAGGAGCCCCGCCGGATGGCCTGGCGGGTGGTGCTGCCCTACGCGGTCTTCTGCGTAGACACCGAGGGCGACATGGTCGTGCTGGCGGCGCCCATCGCCACCTGGATGGTGGGGAAGTCCCGCTCCTATGTACGAGCCTGGGTTGAAGGGAAGCATGGGACTATCGAGTACCTGGGATCCTGCTTCTAGCGGGGCCGACAGGCCCCTGAATACAGGGAACGAACCTAGGTTCTACAGGTTTTAGCCTTCCTTGTCCAAGAACCAGAGGGTAACAGGGGTCTGCCGGAGCATCGGTGGGCCCCTTTCCTTTTAGGGGAATGCGATGTCGCACAGGCC